CATTTTACTTTCAATCCCTCAAATCACGATTATACTCACGGCTTCTTTCTTGCTGACGTTATTCAAACTTGGTTTAAAGACGCTAAGAACATTACTTTTGACTGCTCTATTGCACATCGAAAAGGCTTCCAATACGGAAAGAACCTTATCGGCACGACTCACGGAGATGGAGCGAAACATCAAGACCTACCTTTATTGATGGCTACTGAGTTTCCTTTAGAATGGAGTCAGACAAAACACCGCTACGTTTACACGCACCACGTTCATCATAAAACGTCAAAAGATTATATCGGTGTCACGGTAGAATCGTTAAGAAGTCCATCAGGAACTGATAGCTGGCATAGTAGAAACGGATACGCTCACGTTCCTAAAGCAGTAGAGGGCTTTATTCATCACAAAGAATTTGGACAAGTTGCACGTTTGACTCATTGTTTTTAGTATATTTGTACACCTAACCACTACTCCATAGCGTAAGAGCCTCTTTAATCAGAGGCTTTTTTTATTTAATGTGAAAAAAAAATTACGTCTGAAAGCCTTGTAAAATCAAGGAATCGAAAAAAACTTTAAAAAAAATGTAACTTTTTTGTTGATAATTACGAAAGAGTATCTATATTTGCATATACAAAAACGGAAACGCTATGAAAACTTTTAAACTTTACATTTTAGACTACAATCACGAAACGGTATTCTTTATGAATATTGAGGCAGAAAACTATTTCAACGCTATGAAAAAAGGTCGTAACCTTTTAGATACTACAAGCGACCCTCGTGCATTTACTTTTGAACTCGAACAATTAACTTTTTAATTTATACGCTATGAAACTAATCAACGATTACAAAACGCTTAACGCAGATGAAAAAGACTTACTTCACGGAGTCTTAGGTGCAATTCCCTTAATGCTTATCTTTTTATGGTTCGTGTCTACGGCAAATCCAAGAGCTGAGAAACCTGCTCCCGTACAAAAACACGAAGTCAAAAGCTATGAACTAAAAGGAAGTTATGTTAAATACGCTCAAAGAGTTTACAATGAAAAATACGGAAAATAAATACTGGTTTGCAGACGTTTCGCAAAGCATATCAAGCAGATTAATTGAGGTAGAGTGCTACACCTTACAAGACGACGAGAAAGTAGCTACAATCAAACTAAAATACAATTACAATGAAGATGAAGAAGAATGGCAAGTTGAATCAAGTAAATTCCATACCAACCCAACTATCAAAGAAATCGCAGAACTTATTGAAGAGCTACTTAGAAGAGCCAATGACCTCTTTCACGAGTTCTGCCACGAGTGCTACATTTACAACGGATGTGATGACGAAGACTCTTGGTTCGTTTAGAGACTATCAGCTAAAACGATACTGGGATAACTTTGACTTTGATTTATATAACCGAATTTGCGAAATTAAAAATAAATACGCTATGAGATTCAAACTTACATACCAAGTTGGACTTGCAGTAGTCCAAGAGTGGATTTTCACTTCAAAGAGTTTATGCTATTGGAAGAAGATGGACTTAATTGAGACGGGAAGATTTAACGACGGGAAATTTATAATAACACCGCTATGAATTTAGAACAAGTAAAAGAATACATCGAGTCCGAGCAACTCAACGGAAAGAGCAGAGAGCATTTCTACGTCTTTAGAAGACATTATCTATGTTGGGCATTGTACAAAACAAATCAGCTTACATTGTCGCAGATAGGAAAAATGTTTAACCGCAATCACGCTACAATCATTCACTCGATACGAAAACACGAAGAATTAAAAAACGATAAATTGTATCGTGGTATAACTGAATCTTGTCAGGAGCTGATGTCTGAGCCGTTGACGTTTAGTAGACAAAGACGAAATATCTTTGACGATATAGCCAAAGCCAGTAACTTAGAAAAACTCCGCAGAATCAGACGTTGGTTAAATGAGGGTAGATATGACCATCAAATGACTTTTCAACAAACGGAACAAAATGCGAGTTAGTTAGTTATATTTGTAGAAGAGTTGGCTCGACACCATAAACTCGAAAGGAATTATTGACCCTTACAATGAAACGAAAGTCGAGCCTCGTGGATTTGTAGGGGTTTTTTATTGCCTAAAAATTAATTAATGAGCAAAGAACTACCATTTTTTAAATTTAACGCTACTGAGTGGATAACAGGTAACATTAGCTATGAGCCATTTGAATTGCAAGGTGCGTTCATTAGCGTATGTGCTGAGTATTGGAATAGGAATAACTGCCTAACGATTGCAGAAGCCAAGTTAAGATTGCGTAACTCAAATTTAGTTGACAAGTTGATTGAAAAAAAATATCTTAAGACGAAAAAAGAAAAACTTGTAATTTCATTTCTTGATAATGAGCGTGAAGAAATATCAGCTAAACGATTGAAACTCAGTGAGTCAGGACGCAAGGGTGGCTTAAGCAGGGCTAAAGCATCGCTAAAGCAAGGCTCAAGCATTAAAGAAATAGATAAAGAAGAAGATAAAGAAAGTATATATAGGAGCTTCGCTCATCTGTCTATTTCAGTTAATGAGGTTGACAAGTTACTCGAGAAGTACAGTATAAACCAAATTGATGAAACATTGGATGCCATAGAAAATTACAAAGGCAACAAGAAATATGTTTCGCTATATTTGACGGCTACAAAATGGCTATCTAAAAACGCATCTTCTGACACATACAAAGACGATGGAAGTAAAGAAGCAGCTCTTGCTCGTAAATTAGGAATCTTGAAATAAACGCTATGCTAAGTAAACACGGAGACACATTACAATACCTACTCGATGTCAGAGATGGTAAAATCAAACAAGGTCTTGGACTTGACTGCTTCTTAGATGAGCATTTAAGATTCAAACCTAAGCAACTAAACATCATTTTAGGTCACGACAACGTTGGAAAAACGTATTGGATTAACTGGTACTTCCTGACGCTTGCACTTAAACACAATCTTACGTTCTGCATTTGGTCAGGAGAAAATCAAAAAGGTCAAATTCTGCGTGATATGATTCAGATGTATAGAGGTAAGCACTTCAGTAAACTAAGCCACTCACAAATCAGCGGAGACCTTGCTTATTTGGAGCAGTTCTTTACTTTTGTAGACAACTCTAAATTATACAAACCTGATGACATACTCGAACTATTCAAGAAGAGCGGAGCAAATGTAGGATTGATAGACCCATTTACAGGTTTAGACCGAGAGATGAGCTTTGCAGGAAACTACGAATTTATGAACAGAGCAAGGCAGTTTGTCAATCAAACGGGAATGACAATCTACATAAACACACATCCTAACTCCGAATCAGGTAGAACTGGTAACCTATACCAAGACGGAGAATGGAAAGGACATTTGAAGCCACCACTTAAAGACCACATTGAAGGAGGTAAGGCGTTTCTAAATCGCTGCGATGATATGTTTGTAATTCACCGCCTAATTAAGCACGAAACAATGAAGCTAATAACTTGGGTAGGAGTAGAGAAAGTTAAAGACACGGAAACAGGAGGCAAGCACACAGCACTAAATGAGCCTGTGTATTGTAACTTCAATTCAGGAATCGGATTCCAAATAAACGGAGTAGACCCTTTATCGCCATTCAGACCAAACGAGAAGCAGATGATGATACCAAAAGACGGACAAATAGAAACAACTTCGGAAAAGCTCCGTAGATTAGCAAACCAAAACCCTTTTTAAAATGGACTTATCACTAAAAATACTATACGCAAAAACAACCGTATGGACGGTAGCTCAAAGAATCAAAAACGTAAGAGAAAGACTTGAGAAAGACAAGCCCGAAGCCAAAGACTACATCAACGGCGGCAAGGAAAGTGAGGAGTATTTACTTGAGACTATTCAGGTGATTAACCTACTTGAAGACGAAATAACAAATCTAAACCGAGAGCTTAACCAACTTGCAAGAAGAAACGCTCAACTGCGAGTAGCCTACCAAGAATTGAAAGAAGAAATTAAATACAAAAACGTAGAATTATGAAAGTAGAAAAAAAATTAGTAGCATTGACCGCCTTCCTTCCTGTGTTGGCAGACTTCATCGAAGACCTCAATGACCAGTACGTCTTTAAACAAGGACTCAAACGCAAAGCAAATATGCTTGCAGAAGAAATCCAACGAGTAGACCGAGACATCCTACGAATAGACGGAGAGAACGCAGGTAAGATATTTGACGAGCAGATTCAGTTGCAGATATTGTTTCGAAATTGGATAGAGGAAGTAATTGAATTAGACTAAAAAAACACGCTATGAAAATTTTAAACTTATATGCTTGTTTAGGTGGTAATCGATACAAGTGGGATGATGTCGCTAAAGAAGCTGGCATAGAAATAGAAGTTACCGCAGTAGAGTTAGACCCTGAAGCTGCACGACTTTATCAAGAAAGATTCCCTAATGACATCGTAATTGTTGCAGATGCACACCAATATTTGTTAGAGCATTATCAAGAGTTCGATTTTATATGGAGTTCGCCTCCTTGTCCAAGCCATTCAAAAGTGCGATTTACTCAAAAGAGTAGGGAGTCGTTTGTGCCTCTTTATCCTGATTTAAAACTTTATGAAGAGATATTGTTTTTAGATAATTTTTATAAAGGTAAGTATGTTGTTGAAAATGTAATACCGTACTATGAGCCATTAATACAAGGTCAAAAAAGAGGGCGTCATTTATATTGGACAAACTTTATTTTACCGAATGATATTGGAGAAAGAAAAGTATTGATAGGCAGAGGAACTAACGAAGTAAATAAGCTATGTGAATTCCATGATTACGATTTTAGACAATATAAAGGCGAACAAAGAATTGATAAAATGGCTCGCAACTTAGTTGACTACGAAGCTGGTAAAACAATTCTTGAAACCGCTCTAAACATATTTAAGAAATCAAACATTAATCAAATTTCTATATTCGATGAGATGTAAAAACTGCAAGGAGAAGTTTGAGCCTATCCGCTTTAATCATAAATACTGCCTAAAAGATGAGTGTGTCCGTGCTTTTGTAGCTGAAGCCAAAGAAAAGCAATGGAAGCAGACTAAAACACGAATGAAAGCTGATTTAGAAACCGTACAAGACATCGTAAAGGCAGCTCAAATGGTATTCAACAAATACATTAGAGAGCGAGATAAAGACGAACTATGCATCTCTTGTAAGCAAACACCTAAAAAAGTAAACGCAGGTCACTTTTGGAACGCTAACAACCATTGGAACGTACGCTTTGACGAAGATAATGTTCACGTCCAATGCGAGAGGTGCAATAGCTTTCTATCAGGCAACTTGTTGGAATATCGAACAAACCTTTGTTTGAAAATCGGACAAGAAAGATTCGACCAACTTGAGGCAAGAGCAAGAGTAACACGGAAGTTTACCAAAGATGAGCTAAAAGAAATAATCAAAACCTACAAAAACAAGATTAGAAATGAAATACAATAGCGACTTCCGTTACGACCTCAAAATAGGTCAGGAGTATGAAACCCTACTAAGCGAGGTAATAGCGTCTACAATCGAAGTAAAACGTGATTTTAAGTGCTATGAGACAGGCAATCTATTTGTAGAATATGAAAGCAGGGGTAAGAAAAGCGGAATCAGCACAACTCAAGCTAAGTGGTGGGTGTATTGGTTTAGCAAAACACGAAGTATTTTGATAGAAACAAGCGAATTAAAGCAAATGTGTAGAAAATACATAGGCACAAACAGAGATATTTTAGGCGGTGATTCTAATACCAGTAAGGGAATCCTGCTTCCGATGGAAGATTTATTTAAAAATATTTAACTGAAAATATATTTATATCTAAATAATGTATATATTTGTATAAAAATAACACGCTATGAAAAATTTATTTAAAAGTTTGGCAGCATTTCAGCAGGAAGTGCCAGTAATTCACAAAGCCACGCAAGGCTACGGGTATTCTTACGCAGATTTACCCAAGATTTTTGAGGTAATCAATCCTATCCTAAAGAAACACGGACTTGGATTTACCCAACAACTTACAAACCAAGAAGGACAAAACTGCCTCAAGACGGTTATCTTCCACGAAAGCGGTGAGTTTATGGAGTCGGTTTGTATGATTCCTTACGTTCAGCTCAAGGGTATGAATGACTATCAAGGTTTTGGTTCAGGTGTAACGTACTACCGCCGTTATGCTTTAAGTTCTGCACTTGGGTTAGTAACGGACAAAGACACGGACGCAAGCGGTGAGCAAGTAAAGACGGAGAAAAAACTGCCTGCAATTGACCAAAAGCGATTCAGCGCAGCAGTTCAAGCCATTGCTAAAGGTGAGTTCACACGAGAAAAACTCGAATCATCATTTGCATTAACTGAAGGTCAAATTGATATGCTCAACGCACTATGAAAGCTCTCAAGATTCGATGTTCTGCCATAGGGAAAATCATGGCAAGTCCACGCTCTAAAACGGAGCTGCTAAGTCAAACTGCTAAATCTTACATTCACGAACTCGTGTTACAAGAGAAATACGGCATCAGGAAGGAGTTTTCAAGCCGTTACACGGACAAAGGCAACGCAGTTGAGGATTTGTCTATCTCACTTGTAAACGATGTGTTAGACGTAAACTTTATCTATAAGAACGAGCAGTATTTTGAGAACGATTATATCAAGGGAACACCTGACGTAAACACGGAGGATGTATTGCTTGACGTTAAAAGCTCTTGGGACGCTACAACCTTTCCGTTTTTTGATACCGAAATCCCTAATAAAGACTATTTTTTTCAGTTGCAAGGGTACCTATGGTTGACTGGCAAGGAACAGGCAATGCTTTGCTACTGCCTTGTTGATACACCTATCGAAATGGTAGAGGATGAAATCAGACGTGCGCATTGGAAACTGCACAAGATTGACGAGGACTACGACTTGCGTGAGGAGATTCTACGCAAACACGAATTTAGCCAAATACCAAAGAACCGCAGAGTAAAAGTATTCTATGTACAAAAAGACGAACAAGTAATCGACCAAATCAAAGAGAAGATAGAGTATTGCCGAGAGTATTATAACGCCTTAATTAAATTCTTATGAAACGAACTAAAGAAGAAATAGAAGAAGCAAATTTAGCTCTGCATTTAATGTTTCCAAACTTAAGTACAGATTTACAATATAGGTTTAGAAATGCTATCAAAACGATAGGAGCAGCTATTGATGAAATAGAACAAATAGAAGAAGAACCGATAAACCAGAAAGTAGAAGACCCAATTGTCATAAAAGTAATTAGCAAGTTTTATGACCGCTCACAACGAGGAATAGAAAAGTACGGTACTATGTTAACACGAACTGATTTAAGTGCATTAGAATGGCTTAATCACGCTCAGGAAGAGGCTATGGACTTCTGCTTGTACTTGGAGCGTTTGAAAGACGAAGTAAAAACCTTTAAACAACAAGAACAATGAGAATAATGAAAAGAACAATTAGAATAATTGAGCATTTATGGATGGAACTATCAGAAATAAAAAGATTTAGTTTCATTGACGTAATTAGAATTTTTATAATAATAGAAATAATTAAATATTTTATATAACCTATAAATAACAAGAAGAAATATGACACCACTAGAAAAAGCAGATAATTTATTTACAACATTTGTATTTAAAGGAGCTGAAACTAAACAGATTGCCATAGAATGCGCATTGATTGTAGTTTATGAAGTCATTGAAAGCAGAAAGGATGATACGGATTTTGATGATACGGATTTTGCAAAATCAAGTGATTACTTTACACCTCATCCAATGGGGTTAACATATTGGAAAGAAGTAGAACAAGAACTAACTAAACAACAAGAACAATGAAAACAGCAGTAGAAAAAATAATTGAAGAAATAGACAATGAAGTTGACTTTTTAAAAACGCACCAATATATAGCAGAAGTACAGGGCAGAATGATTGGTTTAGCATTTGCAAAAAGAGTTGCTTTAGAACTAAAAGAAATGGAACAAGAGCAACAAATTGAGTTTGCTTGTCAAGTTTATGATTTGAACCATGGCAAGGATAAGTCTTTTAGAAGAGCTGCAGAAGATTATTATAATGAAACCTTTAAACAACAAGAACAATGACAGGTAAATACTTGATAACAACAGATAAATTCTTTGTTGCTCCTGATGGTGTTACATATTCAGCAGCTTGGGGTGATGTGAAAATCCTTGGTGATGAATCTATCATGGGAATTAAAACAAACAGACAAAGTGCCAATTGGTATGCTATTGTTGGTGGAAATGGTAAAGAGATTGTCATTGCAGGATGCCAAATCTTTTATGCAGTTAAGTGTGAGGAAAAGCCAAATGCTGAAAAAGTAACTGATTGGTACAATGGCTCTGATGGTTATGTTGTAGAAACCACTAGACCAACAAGGATTTATATAGCAGAGTAGAAATTAAACAACAAGAACAATGAATAAAGAATTTGTGCCTTATGAGTTGGCTTTAAAACTCAAGCAACTTGGATTTGATGAACCTTGTTTAGGTTTTTATGAAAGAAATCAAGAGTTAATAATTCAAGAATGTTTAATAACTGATTTTCATGGTGACTCATTACAGTGTGTTGCACCACTATTCCAACAAGCATTTAGATGGTTTAGAGAGAAGTATGGTTTAGAATCTCACATCAAAAAAGATTGGCAATATGGTATTTGTTTGGGTTATGAGTCTATGATAGAATGTGAAGATGGTATTATAGATTGTGGTACTTATAACATATACGAAGAAGCAGAATTTGCTTGTCTTGAGAAAATAATTGAGATTGTAGAACTTAAACAACAAGAACAATGAAAACAGCAGTAGAATGGTTGGAAAGTGAGATGTTAGAACATTACTCACCTTTTGACAATAAACTTTTATATGAGGCTATTCATAAAGCCAAAGAAATGGAGAAGGAGCAAATTATTGAAGCTCACACCATTGGCTATATCATTGGAGGAGGTAATGGAGATTTATATAATCCTAAAGAATACTACAGCGAAACCTTTAAACAACAAGAACAATGAAAGAAGAAACACTAGAACAAGTTGCTGAGAAATATTCAAAAAAAAGTGACGCACCTGTTTTTCAAAGAGCACATAAACAAGATTTTATAGCAGGTGCTGAATGGCAATCTAAAAAAATGTATAGTGAGGAAGAAGTTTTAGAAGTATTTGAACACTTTAAAATGGATTTGCCTTTTCATTATGAGTTTTTAGTTAAAGAACATTTGCAACAACTTAAACAACAAGAACAATGATAAAAGAATTTGTACCTTATGAGTTGGCGGTTAAACTCAAAGCACTTGGATTTGATGAACCTTGTTTTGCTAGATTTAACAATGATGGTGATTTGTTAATTGCTCACACTGAAAAGTACATTATTGATAATGGTGTTGACAGAAGTGAGTTTTTTACATTGGCACCACTATTCCAACAAGCATTTAGATGGTTTAGAAAAAAGGAATTTCTTATTGATGTAACAAGTCTTAATAGCAATGAATATGAGTTTTATATTCAATGGTCATTTGCATATTCACATCTGTCGGATATTTATAAAACCTACGAAGAAGCAGAACTTGCTTGTCTTGACAAACTGATTGAGATTGTAGAAACTAAACAACAAGAACAATGAAAGAGATAGTAGAAGTTATTTGTATAACAATTTCAACAATAGTATTTTTTTACTTATTGTATAAATCTGATAAATAAATTTTAAAAAACAATAACAATGAAAACAGCAGTAGAATTTTATCGTGAACAAAATATAGAACTTTTAGAAGAATTAAGACTTGGTCTAATAACTCATCTTCATTGGTATCAAAAACAAGCGATTATATTTGAACAAGCCAAAGAAATGGAGAAGGAGCAACGCCAAGAAGATACTAACTATGGTTATTCTCAAGGATGGGATGATGGTAATGAGAACAAAGAACCAATGAGACCTGAACTTAAAAAACAAGAACAATGAAAAAGGACTTAATTAAGATTGCAAAAAAATACAAATGTCAAAATATTGAAGTTGAATTTGTAAACAACTTTGATTGGAAGTATTATTGCATAAATATGGATGATGAAAATGGTCTTCATCTTGATTTTTATGATTTTGAATATTGTATTTATGATGAAAATTATAAAGAAGAGCAACTATTTGAATTTGAAAATTGGTTAAAAGAACAACTTAAACAACAAGAACAATGAAAATACAAAGTGAATTTATAAGAATAGGTGAGGGAACTACCTACTATGAGCAGTATTTCGAAACACAAACGCTTGAAAAAATATCTCTAAACAACTGGCGATTGATTCAAGATTTGGTTGATGACTTGGCGCAGATATTAAGCGAGGGTAAAAAAGTCAAAGTTGATGTGCAAATAATAGACGAACAATGAAACACGAAACCTACTACCGAATCATTCACACTCTTGCTGGTATAGCAATCGGATTCTTAATAGCATCACTATGAAACCCGAACACGAATATATGGCTGCACTCGGCACAATGATACTCGTAGCCACAATAGCAATTATTTTAGTAATCAAGTTAATTTATAATTTATAATGGAAAACAAAACAAACACAGGAGCAATCTTTAAGAACGACAAAAAGACAAGCGAGAAACACCCTGACTATCGAGGCAAGGTAAACGTAAACGGCAAAGAGATGGAAGTTGCTTTGTGGGTAAAGCAAGGTAAGAACGGAAGTTTCTTTAGCGCATCATTCAGCGAGCCGTATTTTCCACAGGAAGAGCGCAAGCCAATTGGAGAGAGTATGGATTCAGACTTACCTTTTTAGTATGTACATTGACGATGAGACACTCCGAAAGCAACTGAATAGGATATTGTATACAAAAACACGAAACCAAATAGTCCAAGAGATAAAATCAAAAGGACACAAGATGCACCAGTTTCAGTTAAACAACTTCCTACAGGGCAAAGACGTAACCTTATCAACCTTACACAAGATAGATAACTACGTGTCACGAGAGATTTTCTTAAACAACTTAGAGCCACTTTAATAGGTGGCTTTTTTTGTAGGCAACTTGCTTGTTTAAAATATAGTCTTATATTTGTTTAGAATTTAATCAAAATGGATGCACTAAAAGTATTAGCAGACCATCACAAAGAATGGGTAAAGATTGTCCGTTCATTTGGAGAGCAAGACCTCGCAGAAGACGTTGTGCAAGATGTTTACCTGAGAATTGTAAAGTACAACTACGAGGAGAAGATACTAAAAGACGGAAAACCAAACATAGCTTTGATGTGGATGATGCTGAGAAATAGAGCATTTGAAATAAACAAAACTGGTAGCGTTCAGTTTTTATCTTTAGACGAAGTAAGAGGAGTAGCAGACGAAGAGTCCGAGTTAGATAAATACGAAGCATTAGAGCGATTGCATATAAGAATAAACGAAGAGATGGATAACTGGCATTGGTACGACTCAATGTTATTTAAAGTCTATAAGGAGGGCAACGCATCAATGAGAGACATCGCTAAAGATTCAGGCATCAGCTTAACCTCGATATTCAACACGCTAAAGAACTGCAAGGAAAGATTGAAAGAAGAGGTAGGAGAACACTACCAAGATTTTACAAACCAAGATTACGATTTAATATAATTAATATGGCAAAGAGAAAAGCAAAAGGACTCGGAGACACTATCGAGCAAATAACCGAAGCAACAGGAATCAAGAAATTAGTAAAGTTTGTAGCAGGAGAGGACTGCGGATGCGATGAGCGTAAAAAGAAGCTAAACGAGTGGTTTCCATATCGTCAACCTGAGTGCTTAACCGAAGAGGAGTATAACTGGCTTACGGAAACACGAATCCTTGAAAAGGACACATTCAAACCAACTGAAGTAACAAGAGTAAGAGAAATCTATTCACGAGTAATGAAAGTACGTTTAGAGCCATCCTCTTGTGCTTCTTGCTTTAGAGAAATAGTATTTAACCTAAGAAAAGTATACGATGCCTATACCGAAACCACTACCGAGGGAGCAGAATAACGAATTCATCCAACGATGTATGATGAATGACGTAATGGTCAAAGAGTACGACCAAGACCAACGATACGCAATTTGCAGAGAACAACTAACAAAACACGAACTAACAAATGGCAAAAGTAGGAAGACCAAGAATACTAAATAGTCCTGAAGAACTATACGAACTATTCGAAAGATATAAGAGAGAAGTAAAAGCCAACCCAAGAATCAAAAGCGTATTCGGAGGCAAGGAATTTGAAGAACGTGCAGAGCCACTCGAAAGACCTCTAACAATGGAAGGCTTCGAGGTTTTTTGTTGGAATGAATTAGGAATGGTTGAACAGTATTTTAAGAATGTGGATAAAAGATATGAAGAATATATCCCCATCTGTACGCGTATAAGAAAAGAAATTCGCCAAGACCAAATAGAAGGTGGTATGGTTGGTCAGTACAATCCATCAATCACTCAAAGATTGAATAACTTAAAAGAGCAAGTAGAGCAAACTAATATTGAGCAACCTTTATTCCCTGAATAGCAACCTTTGGATAAGTGGCGCGTTTATTGTATATTTGTAGTATGGAAATATTTAAAACAATAAGCGGATATGAGGGCATTTATGAAGTGTCTAATCTTGGAAGAGTTAAATCATTGCAACGAGTAATAATTAGAAGTGATGGACGCAAAAGAACCATTCAAGAAAAATTCAAAGAAGGTACTCATTCAAAAGGATACAAAAGAATATCTTTAATTGATTCCTGTGGTAATGTTAAGCATTGCTATGTTCATAGATTAGTTATGTCTACTTTTGTTGGTTATAGTGATTTATATGTTGACCACATAGATGGAGATAAGACGAATAATTGTTTAGAGAATTTAAGATATGCCACAAATTCTGAAAATTTAACATTTAGAAACACGGATGCCAAATACAAGTCTAAACATCCGTATGTATATTATGATGCAAAAAGGAATCAGTACAGGGTGTATAAGTTTGGAAAGAGATTTAATTCATTTGAGGAAGCTAAAGAAAAAGCTATATGTTTATACGGACAACGGCAATAAATAAGATACTGAAGCTAACAAAGTTTATAAAAGGTATACAAGGAGGCTCAAGTGCAGGAAAAACTTATGGGATTCTACCAATAGAAATTGATTATGCGATAAAACACGCAGGAACGGAAACTTCAATCGTATCGGAAAGTATACCTCACCTAAAAAGAGGTGCGATTCGAGACTTTAAGAAGATTATGATGTCAACTAATAGGTGGGTAGATGAACATTGGAATGCTACAGATTTCAAATATACGTTTGCTAATAATTCATTTATAGAGTTCTTCTCTGCGGATAATGCCTCAAAATTAAGAGGGGCAAGACGTGATAGGCTATATATAAACGAATGTAATAACATAGACTTTAACTCATTTACGGAGTTGGCTATGCGTACAAAGCAGTCAATCATTTTAGACTGGAATCCATCTAACGAGTTTTGGTTTCATACTGAACTACAAGGTCAAGATAACGTAGACTTTATTATTCTTAATTACAAGGACAATGAAGCAGCCCCTCAAAGTGCAATAGATTTTATTGAGAAAGCCAAAATAAAAGCTGCTACAAGTACATATTGGGAAAATTGGTACAGGGTTTACGGACTTGGAGAAGTTGGTTCTTTAGAGGGTGTAGTATTTGACAATTGGAAGGAGATTGATAAAGTTCCTAATGACGCACGATTGGTAGGCATAGGACTTGACTTCGGATACACGAATGACCCTACCGCTGCTATTGAGGTTTATAATTGGAATGGAAAGCGAATAGTAAACGAACTTGTTTACCGAACTGGTATGGTTAACTCAGACATCGCTAAGATACTTCCGTCAGGTGTGATTATTTACGCAGATAGTTCCGAACCTAAATCAATCGAGGAGATAAGACGCTACGGAAAGACGATTAAAGGAGTAACCAAAGGAAAAGACTCTATTAACTATGGTATTGACGTAATGCAAAGACAAGAATACTTAGTTACCAAATCAAGTACAAACCTAATTAAAGAACTTAGGAGTTATTGTTGGGATACTGACAAGCAAGGTGTCAGGATGAACAAACCTATCGACCACTTCAATCACGCTATCGACGCGCTTAGATACCACGAGATGGAAGCACTCGGATTAAAATCAAACTATGGACAATACAACATCCGATGAGCTACCTAAAATGATACGGGTAGTAGAGCAGTATATCAAAGACAAGACTGGTAAAAGAGTGCAGATTGTGTTCAATGATATCTTCAATGTGAGAAGACACACTCAGATGCTCGCTCAGGCTTATGCCTATGTGTTACAAAAAGACGAATCAAAAGTTAAATAAATATGGAAGTACAAATAAAAGTTCCTACTGACCTAAACGAAATACCACTAAAGCACTATCAAGACTTTTTGAAAGTGCAGCAGAACTCTACTGACGAGGAGTTCATAGCTCAAAAGATGGTAGAGATTTTCTGCGGTATCCGATTGACTGAGGTGGCTAAGATAAAACTGAAGTCACTCAACGAATTGATAGCACACTTCACTCAGCTATTTAATCAAGTACCAAAGTTTCAACCGACATTTAAAATCAAGGATATGGAGTTCGGCTTTATTCCTGAACTTGAAGAGATAACTTTCGGTGAGTATGTCGATTTGGACAATCACTTGCAGAGTTGGGATAACTTTCATAAGGCAATGGCCGTATTGTACCGACCTATCAAAACACGAAGGAAAGAAAAGTACGACATATACGACTACGACCCAACAATAGGAGCGCAAGACCTAATGAAGTTCGCTCCATTAGATGTTTGCATAGCCGCATCGCTTTTTTTTTACAATTTAGAAAACGACTTGTTTCAAGCTACCCTGAACTTTTTGGAGACGGAGATAAAGAAGGAGAAGACCCTATCGCAGACTTTAGCGAAACAACTCAATTTGCCAAACGATGGGGATGGTATCAGTCATTATATGCACTCTCTCAAGGAGATGTCACGAGGTTTGATGACATTGCCAAATCAAGACTTACTAAATGTCTCACCTATCTCACCTTCGAGAAGCAAAAAAACGAAATTGAAAGAAGACAATTTGAAAGACAACTAAGACGATGAAAGGATTTTACGACATAACAACCAAACTTAAAACACACTTTATTGCTGACCCTATCGTGAACACGGTAACTGAAGGCGACATCTTTGAGGTGGACTTAAACAAGCAGACTATTTTTCCACTTGTGCATATGATTGTAAACAACGCATCGTTTGAAACAAATGTCGTGCGTTTTAACATCTCATTGTTAGCAATGGACATCGTTGACATAAGTAAGAAAGCAACGACTGACGTTTTTATCGGAAACTCAAATGAGCAAGATGTACTTAACACTCAATTAGAGGTCTTAAATCGAGCGTATGCGTTAATGATACACGGAAACTTGTGGGATGATAAGTACGTTGTTGACGGCAATCCATTGTGTGAGCCGTTTACTGAGCGTTTCGAGAACTACTTAGCTGGATGGACAATGACTTTTGACGTGTTAATTCCTAACGAGGTTACAATCTGCTAATGGATACAACTGAGCTTCAGAAAGTATTAGACCGCTTTAGAGACGCAGTAATAAGTCAATCTAAGCGCAACCTAACGAGATTAAGAAAGAACTCGTCTAAGAAGCTCTACAACTCAATTAAGGGAAAAGTAAAAGCCTATCCAAACTCTTTTCATATGGAGTTTGAAATGCAAGACTACGGAATCTATCAAGACAAAGGAGTTAGTGGTAAGAACAAAAAGTACAATACACCTTATTCGTATAAATCTAAGATGCCTCCTCCAAAGGCTTTCGACAAGTGGATAGTTCGCAAAGGTCTTGCACCTCGTGGTTCAGGTGGTCAATTTGCAAAGCGCAAGAGTTTAGCTTTTTTGATTGCTCGAAGCGTATATAAAAACGGAATCAAACCAACAATGTTTTTTACTAAGCCTTTTGAGTCTGCTTACAAAAACTTACCCGAAGAGCTTATAGAAAAATTTGGTTTAGAGGTTGAAAAATTATTTAAAGAAATGGTAATCACAAATAACAATGGCTAACATAAACGCAAGGAGTCCATACATCGTAACAATAAACGAAACAGGGCAAATAGAAACGAAATTAGAAATCTATCTTTGGAATGGTACTGGTGCAATGCCTGCTTCACCTGAATACACGCTTTCTAAGCTCATTCCGTCCTCAAACAATCCTGCAACTTACTACGATGTTTCTCCGTACATTAGAGAGTACATATCGCACGCAACCTTGCAAACGATTACGACAATCATTACGGCTACTCCTTCAGCGCAATGGTGCAACGTAGGCTTAAAGTTATTCAAGAAAGTAACTACAAGTTTTGTTCAGGTAGGCTCAACGCAAACGCACTTCGGCTTAGACGGCTACGGATATTATTTAGACGGCTCAAATCCTGCTTTGGGTAACTACTTGCTCAGTTCATCAACTTACACTTACAACTATAATTTATCAGGTGAGTACGGGTGGCTGACTCTTTACACAGGTAGTGGCAACTCAGTTAAATACACGAACCTATCAACAGGAGCAACAAACACCACAGGATTGACCAACAATGTTTGGCGTGACATTCCAAGAGTTTACGCTCCATATGCTGCGGTAGGAAACAAGTTAGAAATAATTGACGGCTCTGCAACCGTGCTTTTTACGGCTACGTTTGTGCCTAAGGAAGAGTGCAAGTACACTCCAATTCAAATCGACTTCGTAAACAAGTTTGGTGCTTGGCAACGTGAGTGGTTTTTCAAAGCATCTTACAACGGGTTGAGCGTTGAAAACACGGAGTACAATTTGATGCCTAATACCTATCCTGCATACGATACCAAAGAAGGTCAGAGAAAAGTCTTTAACGCTAACGGAAAGGAAACAATCCGAGTGAACACCGATTGGGTATCTGAGAGCTTCAATGAGGTCATTAAACAAATGATGCTAAGCGAGCGCATCTTGATTGATAAAAAAGCTGCCAAGCTAAACACGAAATCTATCGACTTAAAGAAATCTATCAACACGAGCCTAATCAGCTACGAGATGGAATTTGAATATGCTTTTGATACAATCAATTCAGTAGTGTAATGAACAGGAGCGTACAATTATACATCGAGGGTCAACGTATTGAACTCTTCAACGATGAGACTATCAACGTAACATCGTCAATTCAAAACGTCCAAGACCTATCCAAAACATTTACGGATTTTTCGCAGGGATTTACCGTCCCTGCCAGTTCGCACAATAACGCAATCTTTGAGCATTGGTATCAGTCGGATGTAAATTCTACGACCGACCCAAATCTACGCAAAGACGGATTCATAGAAATCGACTTAACTACATTCAGAAAGGGAAAGATACAATTAGACGGAGCAGTAATTACTAAGGGAAAACCGAGCGCATACAAAATCACTTTCTACGGAGAGGGCGTAACGCTTAAAGATTTATTCGGGGAGGATTTATTATCCGATTTGGATTATTCAAGCATTGCGCACGCTTATACATCTGCTGAGGTTAAGGCACGAATCGAGGATAATAGTAACGCTTACGATGTTAAATATCCGCTGATTACGTCAAATAGAATTTGGGAATATCAAAGTTCGCCTGCAAATATGCCGTTGCCTAATTGGTTGGTTGCTACGATAACTCAAAATGATATCCATACGACATCTGGAGCGATAAGTAAAGACGAATTATTTCCTGCAGTTAGGGTATCACGAATAATTCAATTTATAGCGAGTAAATACGGAATCAGTTTTCAGGGTACGTTTTTAACAGATGATAGATTTAGGAATCTATTTTTATGGTTTAAAGGCAAAGAAACTTTTGTTAATTTAACTGAGGGCGAAGAAATAGACATCGTATCGGTTTCGCCTCCTGCGTTGACGTACGATTTAACTCCGTATATTGATACCACAAATAATACTATAAATGTTACTGATTTGGCAGGAGTAGTTACTCATCAAATTGATTTAGATGTAACTGCAAATGCAACTGGTAATGATTATTTGATTGACGTATATCAAAACGGAAACTTATACCAAACCGTAAGCGGCTCAGGAGTAGGTACCTACACGTTAGTGTTTAATAATAACGTAAGCGGTATGAATGATTTTTATCGATTTGAGGTTCGTGGAGCTGGAAGTAACACGCTTACCGCAACGATGGAATATCGCGTTTATTATTTTTCTGCAGGTTCTTTGGTTTATGATTTTGCTACTTGTTATTTGAATCCTATTAACGTAGTGGATTTAATTAACCTTTCAGCAAATGCTCCCGTAATGAAAATTGCCGATTTTTTAAGTGGATTAATGAGGCAATTCAATATGACTATTTACTCAATAAATGACGGCGAGTATTGGTTAGAACCTTTGGACGATTGGTATTCAAAAGGAGCTGTTGTGGATATATCTCAATACACGGACGTAAATACTATTGAGCATACTCGTATGCCTCTTTACAAAAAAATATCATTCAAGTTTCAGGAATCTGAGAGTGTTATAAATAAAAACTTTAGCCAAACGTACAATCGAAACTATGGAGATACAACGTATCAATATAATTACGATGGCGGTGAATTTACTATTGAAGTTCCGTTTGAAAATTTAATGATGCAAACATTTACGGGAACTACAACTCAGGTAGGATATTCTTTAAACACGTCTTTATCGCCATACGTTCCTAAACCAGTTTTATTGTATCAGTATGATAATCAGGTTACTGATTTTAAATATGAAAACGACGGAGGTGGACATTCAACAATAACGACTTATACTCCATTCGGGCAGGATTTAAATTATAACGGAGACGATGTTACTTTAAACTTTGCGCCTGAGACATCTACGTTGTTAAATATACCAATTCAAAACACGGCATTTAGCCAGTATTATTTTTCATACTTATACAACCTTTACAACTTAAAGCAAAGATTAGTCAAGGTAAAGACGAACTTACCTACAAGCCTACTTACAAATCTTCAGTTGAATGATAGATTAATGATTCGAGATAGACGTTATATTATTAACGAGATGCAATCTAATCTAAATACTGGTGACGTAAACTTTGAGTTGATTTTAGATTTTAGACCGATTGTAAACTCTACTCAACCGATACCAAAAGTTAGCATCTTAGGTGGTCAAGTTCAATTACCCGTATTGATGCAAAAAAGCGCAATGCAAGTTGACTTATCAAGTAGCATAGCAGATGTTACGTTTAGTGAAAATCCCGTGTATGAACAAAAGACGGTTACGGTAACAATACCTGCAGAGCAAGTGCAAGTTCACTTAGTGACTGAGAACGGCAATATGTTAGCAACTGAGGATAGAAATGAACTAACAACTGAGGGAGCAGTGAACAGAGTTATTGATGTTCGATTAGTAACGACATACGCTGATGGTACAAGTTCAACGGAATACGTTTATATAATACAAGGATAATGAAGATACAACAAATCATATCAATGCTTCAACTTAATAATCACTATGGAATTAGTGAGGAAGTTGAAATTGCCAAAGGAAAATACAAACTGCACACGTCTATAAGAAAAGCAATTAAACAAGGTAAACGAGAACTTATAAATAAACGAAATGGCAGAGGTTAAAAACATACAAATAAACGTAGATACCAAAGGCGCAGTTAATGCGATGGAGAACCTCTCCAAAGCTACTCACGATGTATCAGCAAGTTTTGAGGAGGTATATGGTGATTTGCAACCGCTTACAACTCGTATGGGTGAAGCGGAAGACCGCTTATATGAGTTAGCCAACGCAGGTCAAACTGCTACTCAGGAATATCAAGACCTATTAGAAACTGTTGGTAGATACCGCAAAGTTCAAATCCAAACGGATATGGCAGTTGATGCCGCAGCTACTACAATGCATCAAAAACTCGGAGGTGCTATTGGCGGTGTTGCTGCAGGTTTTTCTATTGCTCAGGGTATTATGGGTGCTTTTGGCTCAGAGTCAGAAGAGTTAGAAAGACAATTATTAAAAGTCCAAGCGGCATTAGCTATCTCGGAGGGTATCAGCACATTCAGAGAGGCAATTCCATCGATTAAAGCTTTTGGTACTGCATTAAAAGGTGCTATTGGTGCGAGTGGCATTGGATTACTCGTTATTGCATTAGGTACTATTTATGCTTACTGGGATGATATTTCTGCTGTGGTAAGTGGCGTGTCTAAAGAGCAACAAGCGTTAAATGCTAAAACGGAAGCAAATGTTAAAATGCAGCAGGGTAAATTAGACTCTTTAAATTCGCAAGATAACATTTTAAAGCTGCAAGGTAAAACTGAAAAGCAAATTACCGAAATAAAATTAAAGCAAATAGATGCGGTTATTGCTGCTACTAAGGCTCAATTAGTGCAACAAGAAAACACGAAAAAAGCTGAGGTTGCTGCTACTAAAAGAAACCAAGAATATTTAAAACTTGTTTTAAGAGTTGGTTTAGAGGTTGCCGCCTCCGTTTTAAGATATTTAGCCTTACCTATTGATACGGCAATTGCTGCGGCTAATAAAGTTGCTGAATTATTAGGATATGGTAAAATTACTGCATTTAGCATTAACGATGAGATTACAAAATTTACTAAGGGAGCAGCACAATCAATGGCTGAATATTTCTTCGACCCTGATGCTACGGCTGCTGAGGCAAATAAAACTATTGCAGAAACTAAAAACGCACTATTAAAACTCGAAAACGATAGAGCAGGAATGATTTTGTCTTTAAGAGATATGGACAAACAATCCCAAGAAAACAGGGTTGAAAGTAATAATAAGGAACTAAGCGAGGAGGAAAGAAAATTAGAAGAGGAAAAAAGATTACAAGAGGAGGCTTTAAAAGAAAAAGAGCAAAAAGAGGCTGAATATCAAAAGAAACTTAAAGAAATACAAGAGCAAAATTTAGCTAATAGTAAATCTTTGTGGGATGCTGAGTTAGCTGCCGTTGACGCTAAGTATAAGGAACTCGAAGAGAGGGCTAAGGGTAATGCTGAGGAAGAAAATGCTATAATGATAGCAAAAATGAATGAGCAAAATGATATTAACCTTAAATACCAAAACGAGCAGTATAAAATAAACGAGGAAGCAAGACAAAGAGAGAAAGAGGCTCAGGCTAAAGCGGAAGAGGATAGAAAAAAACTTGAGGAGGTTAAAAAGAAAAATCGTGAAGACGCATTAACTGAAACGGCAGCAACTTTAGGTGCAATATCAGATTTATTTGGAGAGCAAACTGCGGTAGGAAAATCAGCAGCGATTGCACAAGCGACTATTGATACTTACTTATCTGCTCAAAAAGCATATCAAGCAACCGTAGGAGTACCCGTTGTAGGACCAGTTCTTGCACCTATCAATGCAGGTTTAGCAATCGCAGCAGGTATTAAAAACATCAAAGCAATCACGGCAGTAAAAACGCCTAATGGCGGAGGTGGTGGCGGAGGTCAAGTCAATAACAACTTTGGCGGTAGTGCTGCCCAAGCTCCATCGTTTAACGTAGTAGGCAACTCAGGTATGAATCAGCTTGCACAAATTCAGCAGACGCCAATTCAGGCTTACGTAGTATCAGGAGAGGTTACATCTGCTCAGGCACTTGATAGAAATCGAATCAAAAACGCAACATTATAACACTAAAAAGTTGAATAGATATGCAAGTTATCGAATTAATCATTGACGAAAAGGACTCACAAAGCGGAATAGATGCCGTTAGTGTAGTCGAATCTCCTGCGATTGAGGAGAACTTCATCGCCTTAGCAAAACACGAAGTAGAACTTAAAGAGGTAGACAAAGAGAAGCGTATCTTAATGGGTGCTGCTCTTATTCCTAACAAGAAGATTTATCGTGTAAACGCAAAGAAAGAAGAATACTACATCTACTTCTCGGAGGATACGGTGCGTCAAGCTATGGAGTTATTCTTTAAAAACGGAAACCAATCCAATGCTACTTACGAACACAAGGATGCAGTCAAAGGAATGACAGTTGTAGAGTCTTGGTTGATAGAGGACGAGGTTCACGACAAGTCTAAGAAGTACGGATTTAGTTTACCGAAAGGAACTTGGATGATTTCTATGAAAGTCGATAATGATGAGGTATGGCAAGACGTTAAAGCAGGAAAGGTCAAAGGTTTCTCAATTGAGGGTTACTTCGCTGACAAGTTAGAAATGTCTTTAGAGCAAAAGAAAAGGCAAGACCTTATCGAGCAACTTAAAAACCTACTCAAACTCGAATCATACACTGACTATCCTGAAGCTGCTAAGGAAAATGCAAAAATTGCAATTAGATACGCAGAAGAAAATGGATGGGGAGATTGCGGAACTGCAGTAGGTAAGCAACGAGCAAACCAACTCGCAAACGGAGAACCTATCTCAGAGGAGACTATCGCTCGGATGGCTGCCTTTGAACGTCATCGCCAAAACTCGGACAAGGAATTAGGAGACGGCTGCGGTAGATTAATGTGGCTCGCTTGGGGAGGCGATGAGGGTGTCGCTTGGGCGCAACGTAAATTAGAACAAATCAGAAATAAATAAAACTATGAAAAATATCTTTAAAACACCAAGTAAAGCAAGTCCTCGTGCAGGTAGCAAAAGAGGCTGCCTATGTGAAGACGGAAAGTACTCAACCAAGTGTTGTGATGGCAGTTTACAAGCTCAGGGCATCGGTAAAACTGCAGAGGTTAACGAGCCTGCTCCTACTCAAACTGAGGTCAACGGAGTGAGAACTATCGTACGTCAAAACGGATAAAAATAAAACAAATATAAACACCGAAAATTAGATTAGTATGAACACAATGAAATCAGTTTACAATAAACTATTTAAAGAGGAGGCTACTGAGCTTGCTTCTCACAAGGTAGACCTTGCGATGATTGATGATTTTAAAAAATTATTAAATCAAGCTAATGTTGACTATAAAGACTTTAATAGTGACTATAACAAATTTAATGATTTTAAAAAATTAGTTATTGAATCAGGTAGTAAAGCACAATCAAGTTTAACAAAATTAGACGCTGCATATTCTGAAATTGTTAAAAAATCTCAGGAAGTAGGATTAAGATTTAGTGAAACAAAAGAAGGTAAAGATTATTTAAATATCGCTGCAACTGCTGACCCAAAAATAATTAAATCATTAGTTGATAAAGCAAAAACAATATAATTATGAACGAAAAATCAATCTTAAACAAAGTCCGAACACTTTTAGGTTTAGAAGTGAAGTTGGAAACTATGCGCCTTTCGGATGGTGTATCTATGCTTGAAGCAGAATCATTCGAAGCAGGTCAACCTGTGTTTATCCTAACGGAAGACGAACAACGTATCCCACTTCCTGTAGGAGAATACGAATTAGAGGATATGCGTGTTTTAGTAGTTATCGAAGAGGGTGTTATCGCCGATGTTCGTGAGGCTGCTGAACCTGGAGTTGAAGTAGAAATTGAAGCACCTGAAGCTGAAGCTCCTGCAGTTGAAGAAGAAGTTGCTGCATCTACTGAAGCTCCACAAGCTAAAAAAATCGTTGAGTCTATCGTTAAAGAATCTTTCTTCAGCGAAATCGAAGCACTTAAAAAAGAGAATGAAGAATTGAAAGCTAAACTTTCAGCACAAACTACTGAGGTTGCAGAAGAAGTTGCGCCAGTTGAATTGAGCGAAGAGCCTAAGCCTATTTCTTTCAATCCTGAAAACACACAAGCTACTGACGTATTCAAGTTCGCTGCTAAAAGAAATGCGACTACTATGGATACAGTATTAAATCGTATTGCAAACATTAAATAAATAAAAAAATGCCAACAACAACTTCAATCACTACTACTTACGCAGGCGAGTTCGCAGGTAAGTACATTGCTGCAGCTTTATTGTCTGCTCCAACTCTTGACAAAGGCGGTATCACAATTATGCCTAACGTCAAATACAAGCAAGTTATCAAACGTGTTGCTACTGATGGCATCATCAAAAACGCTACTTGTGACTTTGACCCTACCTCTACAATCACATTGACTGAGCGTATACTCCAGCCCGAGTCTTTTCAAGTTGGGTTACAATTGTGCAAATCTGATTTTAGAAGTGACTGGGATGCAATTCAGATGGGTTACTCTGCATTTGACACTCTTCCTAAGTCTTTCGCTGACTTCTTAATCGCACACGCTGCTGAGAAAGTTGCTGCAGGTATGGAGACTTCAATTTGGCAAGGTGTTAACGCTACTGCTGGTGAGTTCGCAGGTATTATGACTCAGTTGACTACTGACGCAGCTCTTCCTGCTGCACAAGAGGTTGCTGGTACTACTGTAACTGCTGCTAACGTTGTAACTGAGCTTGGTAAAATCGTTGACGCTTGTCCTGCTGCTCTTTACGGAAAAGAAGATTTAACTCTTTACGTTTCTTCTAACATCTATCGTGCTTACGTTCGTGCATTGGGTGGCTTCGCTGCTTCAGGTGTAGGTGCTAACGGTTACGATAACAAAGGTACAAACCAAGTTCTTGGTGACCTTTACTTTGATGGTGTTCGTGTATTTATGGCTAACGGTCTTGCTAACAACACGGCATTGTTGACTCAAAAATCTAACCTTTACTTTGCTACTGGTCTTCTTTCTGATATGAACGAAGTTAAAGTTTTGGATATGGGTGACCTTGATGGTTCTCAAAACGTACGTGTAATTATGCGATTTACTGCTGATGCTAAATACGGCTTCGCACAAGATTGTGTTACTTACGGAATCACAAACTCTGCTAACTAATCTTAGCTGAACTTAAATAATCGGGGAGGGCAAGTCCCTCCCTCTTTTTATAACTAACTCAAAATCAATATTCTATGTCGTGTGACCTCGCAAATGGTAGACTCGAAGTATGTAAAGATGCCGTTGGAGGCATTGATGCAGTTTACTTCATTAACTACGGTGATTACTCTTATCCTGCTGATGTTACTTATGTATCTACAACCGATACTATTGATGCAGTAGCTAACGTAACTTCGCTATACAAATACGAACTCAAAGGAACAAACTCTTTTGAGCAAGTATATAACTCTTCTCGTGAAAACGGAACAACTTTCGCTGAGCAAACTTTAACAATGACTTTGAAGAAGCAAGATGCTACTACACACAAGTCAGTTAAATTGTTAGCTTACGGACGTCCTCACATCGTAATCAAGAACCGCAACAACCAATTCTTTTTGGCAGGTCTTGAACACGGAATGGAATTGACTACTGCAACTGCTTCAAATGGTACTGCAATGGGAGATTTAAACGGATACACCTTGACTTTCGTAGGCAATGAGAAAATCTACGCAAACTTAATTGATTGCAATACTGAAGCTACCTTAGCTGCTGCTTTTGGTTCAGCTACTATTGTAACTGCTTAATCGTTTTCTTCATAGCGTGTAAGAAGGGTGGCTTTGGCTGCCCTTTTTGCATTTAAAACAAATCGGTAGCATCTTAGTTACTTTAGTATGATTGTACTAACGACATCTACATCAGCGCAGACTTTCTCGTTTATTCCGAGAGATACACCTACTTCAATGGTGCTGACTGACGACCAAACAAACACACCAGTAACGGTAGCTATCACATCGCAAACAAATGGCGACTATGTGAAAACAATTACGGCTACTTTCGCTTTAAAAGAAGGACATTTTTACGATTTGGTACTCTACAAAAACACGGACATCGTTTACAAGGATAGAATCTTTTGTACTGACCAAAACATCGTAACATTCTCAGTAAACAACGGAGAGTATACATCTAACACGACATCAAACACGTTCATAGTTTATGAGTAACAACGTACACGTCTTAAATCTATCAGCATACACTACTCCTGTTATTCAGGAGAGCAAGCGTGATGCTTGGGTAGATTACGGAGAAGACAACAATTACTATTCTTTCCTCTTGGATAGATACACGAATAGCACTACAAATAACGCAATCATCAACAACATTTCACGTTTGGTTTACGGACGTGGTTTATCTGCGGTAGATGCTTCTCGTAAGCCTAATGAGTATGCTCAGGCTATGGCTCTTTTCAATAAGGAATGTTTACGCAAGATTGCTCTTGACCGCAAAATGCTTGGTCAGTTCGCTATCCAAGTACACTACAATGACAAACACGATAGAATCTTAAAGGCTTACCACATTCCCGTAAATCTTTTACGCGCTGAGAAGTGCAATAAAGACGGAGAAATCGAAGCCTACTACTACTCGGATGATTGGACTGACGTAAAGAAATACGTTCCTAAAAGAATACCTGCATACGGATATTCTAAAGAAAAGATTGAGATTTTATTCTCAAAGCCTTACGCAGTAGGAATGAAATACTACGCTTATCCTGACTATCAAGGCGCAGTTCCCTACGCACTTTTGGAGGAGGAAATAGCCGATTACCTAATCAACGAGGTTCAAAACGGTTTCTCAGGAACTAAGGTAGTCAACTTTAATAACGGAGTGCCAACTGAGGAGCAACAATCTATTATTACTAATAAGGTTTTAGGTAAGTTAACTGGCAGCAAAGGTCAGAAAGTTATCGTAGCGTTCAACGACAATATGGACACTAAAACTACGGTTGACGATTTACCTTTGAACGATGCTCCTGAACACTACACTTACTTATCTGAGGAGTGTATGCGTAAGATTATGCTCGGTCACAATGTAACATCTCCGCTATTATTTGGGATTGCAGGTGCAAACGGATTCTCGTCTAATGCTGATGAATTGCAAAACTCGTTTATATTATTTAACAATATGGTGATTAAACCGCTTCAGGATGAGATACTTGAAGCCTTAGACACTATCCTATCATTTAACGGAATATCTCTCAACTTATTCTTTAAGACGCTTAAACCGCTTGAATTTATCGATTTGGAGAACGCTCAAAACCAAGAGCAAGTAGCTGAGGAAACAGGAACTGAATTAAGCAAGCACAATCACTTAAGCGAAAAGGTAGCAGATGCCTTGATTGAGTTAGGAGAAGAGCCTGCCGAGAATTGGCTTCTAATAGACGAATTCCCTGTTGACTATGATAATGACGATGCAGAGAACGAACTACTCTCTAAAGAGCCTAAAAAGAGCTTATTTAGCAAATTAGTTGAGCTTGTAAGCACTGGAGATGCACGTCCTAACATTACAAGTAAGCAAGATAAGGTAATTGACGGAATTAAATTTGTAACTCGCTACGTTTATGCAGGTAAAACTGATGAGAAAAAATCTCGTGATTTCTGCCAAAAGATGATGGCAGCTAAGAAAATCTATCGTAAAGAGGATATTCAAAAAATGAGTCAGCAACCAGTCAATGCAGGATGGGGTGCGAATGGCGCAGCTACTTACGACATTTGGTTGTACAAAGGTGGAGGTAACTGTCATCATATGTGGTTTAAACAAGTTTACGCAGTCTTTCAAGGAACGGCTTTGGATATCACTCCCAAAACTAAAAAACTTGCACAAGCTAAAGCAGCTAAATACGGTTATGTAATCAAGAACGAGTCTTTGGTTGCAGAGCGTCCTGTTGATATGCCTTACAACGGCTTTTTACCTACTAACCCAATTTACGGAGATAAATAATGGCAACTGCACTACTCATAACAAGAGACGATTTAGTTCGATTTACTGCGGTAAATGGAAACGTAGATACTGACAAGTTTATTCAGTTCATAAAAATCGCTCAGGACATACACATTCAAAACTACTTAGGCACGAAGTTGCTTCAAAAGATACAAGCTGACATTACTGCGGGTACACTTTCTGGTAACTATGCTACGTTGGTAAATACTTACGTAAAGCCGATGCTTATCCATTGGGCTATGGTAGAATACTTGCCTTTCGCTGCTTACACAATCGCAAACAAAGGTGTCTACAAGCACTCATCTGAGAACGCTGAGAACGTAGAAAAAAACGAAGTAGATTTCTTAATTGAGAAAGAACGTCAGATTGCTCAGCATTATACTGAGAGGTTCATTAACTACATCTGCTTTAACAATGACTTATTCCCTGAGTACACTACAAACACTAACGGGGATATGTATCCTGATACGCAAAATAATTATGTCAGTTGGTATATTTGATAAATTAATAACTAAAATAAATGCGTATGCAGCAAGAACAATGGAAACCTGTAAAAGGTTATGAAGAGTTGTACGAGGTCAGCAACTTAGGAAGAGTAAAAAGTAAAACAAGAGAGTTTTCAAGACCTCACCCGATTATTGATGGTGTTGTACAACATATGACGTACAAACCTAAGTTCGTTAAATTTCATATTACGGATAAGGGTTATTGTAGATTAGGATTGTATAAAGATGGTATCAAAAGAAATCATCAAGTACATCGATTAGTTGCAAATGCGTTTATAGCGAATCCTGAGAATAAAGAACAGGTTAATCACATAAACGGAATCAAATGCGACAATAGATTAGAAAACTTGGAATGGGTTACAAATTTGGAAAATAGAGAACATTCTTATATCCATTTAGGTAACGAATTACATAGAAAAAAAATATGAGAACACGAACAAAAGTAGGAACATATAAACCAAAACAAGAGAATATTGAGAAACTCCGTGTTTTTCTAACTAAACTAAACAAAGATGGCAAATAGCATAGATTGGGGAGAGGGAGTTTTAAACGTAATTAGTTGGGGTGCTGATGGTCAAATTGGCGGACTCGAGGTAACTAACTTACTTGCTGAGAATGGTGCATTTTTGTTTACTGAGAGCGATGATATTTTAGTAACTGAAACTACATTCAATGCAGGTGGCTTTGGTGCTGCTTACGACTTTTCGTGGGGTGGAGAAACATTATTAGAAAGATAATTAAAAAAATAAAAAATATGGCAGAAGTAAAAATTTCGGAACTAACATCGGCAACGACTCCGCTTGCAGGTACGGAGGTAGTTCCTATCGTACAGGGTGGAGTAACAAAACAAGTAGCAGTTTCTAACTTTGGTGGTAGCTTACCATCAATGATTGAAACCAACGCAACTGATTTAACTCTTTGGAATAACGGTAAAGGCAATATCGCAACCAATACTTCATTTGGCGATGGCGCACTTAAAGCAAATACAACGGGTGCAGGTAATACTGCTATTGGACAAAATGCTCTTGACTTAAATACAACGGGAGCGCAAAATACCGCTATTGGTACGGATGCTTTGGGTGCAAATACAACCGCTGCAAATAATACCGCAGTTGGTTACCAAGCATTAACTGCAAACACAACGGGAACAAATAATGTTTCGTTAGGATATCAAGCACTTGACGCAAATACAACTGCAACTAATAATACCGCAGTTGGAGCAAGTTCATTAGGTGCGTGTACAACAGGAACTAATAATACAGCGATTGGATTTCAAGCAGCAGATGCAATAACAACAGGTACATTAAATGTAGCTATCGGCGTAGATGCTTTGGGTGCATCAACAACAGGTCAATGGAATACCGCAATCGGTTATCGAGCAGGTGCGGTAAATACTGGTGATAATGGTAATACCTTTATTGGTTATCAAGCGGGAGATACTTCAAATGGAAACGGTGGTAATGTCATTATTGGTAGCAATAGCGATGTTCGTGTAAATAGCGTTGGTGGTTCTACTTGTCTTGGTGGCGACGCAGTTGTTGGTTCTTTTGGAGTTACAATCGGAAAATCTGCAACAAGCGGAAGTTTCGACCAATCCATAGTTATTGGAGCATCTGCAACTGCAACTGCAAATAATCAGTTTGTTGTAGGTAGTTCTACATACAATGCGGGAGCAGTAACAACTGAAACTTTGTCAAGTACTAAAACTTGGTCAGTAATTATTAACGGAGTAGCACAAAAAATCTTATTAGCGTAATGGAATTAGAATTAACACAAGAGCAAATTGCTCAAAGCGTATCCGCTGCATTTGATAGCGTTGATTTAATTAATCGTAATGAGGACGATGCGGCAACAATCGAAAGGAATGTTGAGCATCTTCGAGTTATGATGGGTAAAGAATGGTTTGTATCAGCTTTAACAACGGAGCAATTAGAACAAATTAACGCAATTATCAATGAATAAAGACCAAGCAATACAAATCTTAGTTCAGGCACTTGAGGCATCTGCAAAAGCTGGAGTATTTAGTTTAAGCGATGCATCTGCGATTGTACAAGCAATCAACAAAGTAAGTGAACTGATTGAAATTGTACCAAGCGATGAAGCATAAAGACGCAATAGGAACAATGTATTTCATTACGGGTTACCTTACATCGGTAGCCCTAATGATTACTGGTGACAGTTTATACCACAAATTATTCGGAGCCTGTATGGGTTTCTATTTAACGTGGCATATCATTAACGGATATGAAAACTAAATCTCTATTTTTGGTTTCTTTATTATCCGTGTTAGCACCCGTCAAGCCTATGGTATTGATGGCAGTTTTTACTATCATCCTTGATATGTGTTTTGGCATTTGGAGAAGCGTAAAGAAAAACGGATGGGCATCAATACGCTCCCGTAGGCTTTCTAATACGATTTCTAAGAGCCTTTTGTATTCGGGTGCAATAGTATTTATCTTTTTGCTTGAAAGGTTCGTCTTAGCGGACTTATTGGGATATTTCATCTCAGTTGATTTATTGTTGACTAAAGCATTTACAGCGTTCTGCGTATTTACTGAGATTAAAAGTATTAACGAGAGTTATTTCTCGGTTACAGGTATCAACGTTTGGGACAAATTTATTGCCTTTGTAAAGCGAGGCAAAGAGCAAATGGATGAGTTAAAATAAAAAATACAAGTTATGAAATTAGATATCTCAAAAATTAAGCAAGTAAGGTTAAAAGAATCTCAGTTCTTTGCTGAGGAGTCTCCTAAAACTCAAATCTATTTGCACCATACGGCAGGTAGTGGCAATGCTGAGGCAGTTAGTCGTTATTGGAATGGTACAAGCGATAGGGTTGCTACGGCTTTTGTAGTTGGGGCAGACGGATTAATTGTGCAATGTTTTTCGTCTAAGCATTGGGCGTGGCATTTGGGCATTGACCGCAAAGAGTTTACGGCTCAAAATGTACCGTATAAAAACTTGAATAAAACAAGCGTAGGTATTGAGGTTTGCAACTGGGGTTACTTGAAAGAAAAAGACGGAAACTTTTATACTTATGTCGGTACGAAAGTTCCTGCTTCAATGGTTACTACTTTAGATGAGCCGTACAAAGGCTACAAACACTACTATAAATACACGGACGCTCAAATTGAAAGCACTCGACAGTTGGTTGAGTATCTTTGCGAAACTTACGGCATATCTAAGGAATATCGCGAGGAGATTTGGGGATTAGATAAAGAGGCTTTTAAAGGAACCAACGGAATTTATACGCATAATTCAGTACGTAAAGACAAGAGCGACATTTATCCGTGTCCGAGAATGATTGAGATGCTTAAAAACTTATGAGACTGTTAATCTTAATTTTACTGCTTAGTTCGTGTTCAGCTAACTACCATCTGCGTAGAGCTATCAAGAAAGGCTACAAGTGCGAGGAGGTTGCTGATACTTTTTTAATAACTTCGATAGACTCAATTCCGTACGTTTTAAGAGACTCTATTGCGTGGGAAAGGGTAATAGTCCAAAAAGATACAATCGTGCGTTACAAGCGTTCTTTTGTGCCTAAAACGCGATTAGAGACACGCATTGAGTATAAATTAAAACGAGATACCATTAAAATGCTTGAAAAAGTAGAGGTTGTAAAGTGGAAAACTGAGAAGCACAAAAACATAAAACCTAATCTTTGGTTATTTATTATAGGATTTGGATTGGGATTCTTAACAAACTTCCTGCTCAAGTTCTCTAAATTACCACTATGAGGAAACAAAATCGCTATCGCTTAAAGCACGATGAGATTGAAATCATCGAACAATACAGAGCGATAAAAGAAGAGTCCAACTCAATGGGCTTAAACGATGCTGACGTTAAACACGGATGGCTAAAATCTAAGAAGGCTTCGCTTTTCTTTAAGAATCCAAACTACAAACCTGAAGAGGAGCAGAACTACGAGCAGATTCGTACCAGTATCTTAGATGAGATACGTCAACACGCTCCGAAATATCCTACAATAACACGGAATCCATCAACTGAGGGACACTTATTAGTCATAGACCCTGCCGACATCCACATAGGTAAGCTCTGCGATGCTTTCGAGGTAGGAGAGGTATATAACAACCAAATCGCAGTACAACGTGTCTTAGAAGGCGTGCAAGGCATTTTAGACAAAGCAAGCGGATTCAATATCGACAAGATTTTGTTTATAGGTGGAAACGACATTTTGCACATTGATACTCCAAGACGGACTACTACGTCAGGAACTCCTCAGGACACGGATGGAATGTGGTACACTAATTTTCTAATAGCTAAAAAACTATATGTCGAAATTCTTGAAAAACTCATTGGGGTTGCTGATGTTCATTTTACTTTCAATCCCTCAAATCACGATTATACTCACGGCTTCT